GTCGCTCCAAACGCTTTTGGGTGGCCTCTGCTTCCTTGCGTTGGCGTTCTTTGACCTGTGCCTCCCTCTTTTGGTCTGCTGCGATTTGGGCGTTCGTGTGGGCTTCGTATGCATCCCGGTAATTGGACAGGGCTGCTTCTTCACGCAACAACGCCTGCTCCCTTGCCTTGGCTGCGATGGCTGGGTCGGGTAGGTTCAGGAACCTGCGGACCGCTGCGGTGAGTTCGTCCCACTTGGCGACCAAAAGCCCTACGGCTGCGATGGCTGCACCGATACCCGTAGCAAGGAGGGCGATTCTAAACGCCTTCATAGCCCCCGTACTTGCCCCGACTGCGGTTGCGTAGAGGGCCTGTGCTGCTGCCTGCCCTTGGGTGATTAGGATGGAGTCCTTGTTGAGCAGATTGGCGACCTGTTGCACTCCGTTAGCGAGAGCCATGGCCCCTTGGACCTTCAACAACGCTTTCTGCAAGTCCTCATTCTCGGAGCCGAACAACGCTGCTGCACCTTGGGCGATTTGAAAGCCAGCGGTGATTCCTTGGATTCCAGCGACGAAGGTGTCGATGTTGCGCGTGTCCGATGCGAGGTTCTTAATCCGCTGCCCCGTGTCCCCGATTTGGTCTTTGAGTTTCCCCGCCTCCTGCTCCATCTCCTTAAACGCCTTCGTGCCTTCTTGTCCCGCCAAGGACATATCGATAAGCGTCTTTTGGAGTTCACGCAGACGCTGCTTAGCACTCGTCGTGCCTTGTGCCGTTGAGTCCTTAATTCCTACTTCGAGGACGATTTCTTTAGTAACTGCCATAGTTTTTTATTTGTCTGCCCATGCTGGTAATCCCGACACAACTTCCAAGACCTGACCTTCGGTTCCTATTCCCAAGTTTTTCCAAGCGGTGCCATCCCAATACTTGATGTCGCCTGCTGCATCGCCCGGAGTAAACCCTGCACCTGCTGGACCGACCGCACCCGTTGCTCCAGTCGCACCCGTTTCACCGGGAGGGCCTGCAACCGCTGGGAGTTCCTTGACCAATGGAATCGGAGGGACTTCGTTTGGGTAATCCGAGTCCGTTGCAGGTACAGGGCCGTCGTAGGGTAGGTAACCGATTTGCTTTGGAACGAACTCGGTTAGGTTGAGAATCCTGCGAAGTGTAACCCGGCACGGCTTCTGCTGACCTATCTCGTAGTCCCGAATCTCAAGCAGCCTCCAACGGACCCCTCCGTAGTAGATGGGAGTGCGGAAGTCAAGTTGGCTGATGTCCACCGCATTGAGCATGATGGACAACTCCAACTGCATCGCTTCACGGCTGACCGTTTCTTGGATGAAGTTCCACCAATAGATGTTGAACAGGTTGTTGTTCGTGTATAGGTAGGGGTCGCTATTTGCGGCGACATTCACCGCATAATACAACTGTTTGGGGATTCCAAAGGCGAGGTCAAAGTTTGCGTCGTAGGGGTTGTCAAGGTGGCTGACAAAAGGCAGATTTAACAACGACTCTGCGAGTGCTACCGAACCGCTGACTCCGTATTGGTAGGCCCACGTCGTCGGTGCTTCGATGAGGTTGTACTGGGCTATGCGATAACCGCTCTGCAAGGTCTTGATAGTTCCCGACAAAGCGGAGCCATCCAAGTCCCAAACCCTACCGACTACCTTGTCAGTCGTGAAGTTCGCAGGGATTAGAGTGCTGCAAGCGAGTTCGACGATGTTCTCGCCCTTGCCGTAGAAGTTGTCGGTCGTGAAGATTCGCCCTCCGTAGCCTTCCTTCGCCAATGGGTAGTTCGACTTGTCCAACTTGGACAGATAATCGCCGGCATCCTTGTACTTGAACACGATGGTCTTGTACTGGTTCGGGTCCCCGTTCGTGATGTTTTGCTCTGCATTCTCATCCGATTTCTGCGACCAGTCAACCACACCGCTGGAGTAGAAGTCCACCCAAGGTTCCACGATGAGGTTCTTCGGGTCGGCAGGGTCCGGCATGAAGTAGAGATTGAACATCTTTTGCAGGTCTTGCAAGAGGTCGCTCTGTTTCACGTCAGCAGGCAAAGCCGTAGCCATGTCAATCGTTCCAATACTCGTTGGATTCTCCAAGCATTCCCAAAGGACCGTTGAACCGCTCAAGAGATTGCATGCCGTGCTTCCAACGCCTGTCATCAAGACCCTTATCTGGCTGCTTGTGTTCAACTGGATATTGCTCCAAGTGATTACATTCGTGCCACTTGCTTGAGCCGTGAAGCCCCTTGATGGACTGACGACTCCACTCGTTGCCGTGTTGTATAAATAGAGAAAATTGTAGGTTTGATTGTTGAATTGCGTTATTTGTCCAAAGTTCAGTTTAACCGTTACGTTCCATCGGGTTGGTAGTGCAGGGAGTTGTAGAGTGCTTGTCCCTGTGTTCCAGTAGCCGGGACGGTCATAGTAAGGGCTTGAGTCATCGGCAAAGTTCAGGTAACCGCTAAAAGTCCCTGAAAAGTTTTGACCGCTCGTACTTGCAGCAAAAATGTTTGACCCGGAGAGGTTGACCGATAATTGTCCGGCAGCGTAAGGCATGACCAACTTACCGAACCGCTCCGAGTTGAAGAACTCCGATGTGTACCGATACCCCGCCTGTGCGAATATCAAGTCCACCATCTTCTTCACATAAATGCTCGGTGTCATCTTGTAAAAAGGCACGGCAAACCATCCCTGCGTTGTAGCATCCGTATAACCGTAGTTGTCAACCAAGCCGTAAACGTAACCGCTCGCACCACTTGCGGTCCAAGTCGCAGAAACATGGGCCGAGGTCAGCGTGTGGTTCATTCCGCTTACCCCAACCGTTGTTGCAAGGAGGTTGCCCTCAATGGCCTTGAACAGACTCACATCGTCCGAGAATAGGCCAACCTCATAGGTAACCTCGCCTTGAATCTTGGACATGGAAATCAGTTGCAGCACTCCGCTGAACACTTGGACCCCGTCCTCCCACATCGCAGCACGAATCTTCTTGTTCGGTTGGAATCCACCCACGAAGGACTGGATGTTGTAAGCGTACCCGAAGCAGGCCCTGTTGGTAGGCGTGTTTGGCAACGTGATGGTCTTGGAAAACGACCCCCTTCGCTTGGTGATGTCGGCAATATCCTCCACGCTGAACGTGAGGGCGATGTCGATTTCGCCCATGGTGTCAAGGACGTAGGGAACCTCTGCGTTTGATTCGTTGAGAGGATAGGCGATGAGGGTTACGCTCATAGGATGTTGTTCTTGTAGGCGACTGCAACCTCGACCTGCAACTGCGTCAGGCGGTCGTTCCTGCGTGTCGTGAATTGGTAGGTATTGGCGTTGACGATAGCCTCGACTAACTGCCCATCCAATTCAAGCCATACCTGCCCGGATCGGATCATCTCAATCAGCCAAGCGGATTCTGCATCCGTCAGCCAATCCGAGTTGAGTGCGTAAACGTAATCAAACTCCCCTGCCCAAACTTTGTCGTAGGTTGTGGTCGCATAAACGTCCGAGTTGTACCCGAACGTCTGCCGGGTAATGTTGGCCCGCTTGCGGTTCTTGAGCGTAAAGGTGTAGGAGTCAATGCCTCCGTATTTGTTTTGAAAATGGACAGGGATGGAGTTGAACCGCTGGCATTGCCCGATGACGTAGCGTTGACGAATCGTGATGTTTGACCCCCTTGAGAAGTAAACGTCGTAGAAGTCCCCGGCATTGCCTTGGAATAGGTAATCTCCGGGGTTCCCGTCCAAGCATTGCCCCGACGTGAGGGCTTTGAGGTTCATTGGCCCGACCCCAAAGCGAATGACATTAGAACCCGATACACTTGACGCTAACACGTCGAACTGCCTTGCAAAGGTCGCTCCTGTTGCACTCCAGTATTGGATGTAAGCCTTCTCGACTGCGTAGTTAAACTGCCCGATGGAAAGCCATCCGTAGCCGTCGGCATAGACCGTGCGAGTCGTCGGGGTTGTTAGCATTCGATTCGTGTCGTTGACGATAGCACCGCTTGGGAAGTAAATCCCTCCACTCCAAGTCGCAAGTTCCAACTGCTCCAAGTTTCCTGCGAAGGAAACATTGCCCGAAACGGTTGTAACGGTTCCCGTGTAAACGACTGGGGTGTTCCCGTATTCCTCCATGAAGTCGAGGCGATATCCCGAATAGTACCCGGCATGGTCCACGAAGCCCGTTTGGGTCAGCGATGGCTTGGTGGGTGCAATTAGGGTTTCAACGACCTTGGCCACATCAAAGAACCCAAAATTGGTGGCGGGCAGTTTGTCGCACTTCAACCGGGCAAGGGTGGTCCCTGCTGGGTTCTTCACATCGCAGACGTACCTGTAATTGGGTTGTGCAGTCAGCGAACCGCTGACCTTGAAAAGCATCTTGTTGTAAACGGGTGTTGCCACTTGGGGCGACCCGGAAAGGACGGTTGTTGCCATTTTATCTTGTTGTTGCTACGCTTATGGATTTACCAAGGACCTCTGCGATATTCTCGGTCAGGACCTCTATCATTTCGGGGCTTACTGCATTGCTCATAAAGTTGGTGGCCCGTGTTCCTCGTTGGAATACCCAATAGGCTACCGACCTGCCATCCACCAACCCTTGCTCCTGCTTCGTCCGCATCCGCTTGAGTTCACGGGAATAGGTTGGCACAACGGGTTTTTCCTTGTTGGCTATCCAATCGGCCATTGCTTGGGCAGGTGGGTACTTGTCCCTGTATTGGAATGGCGACCTTGGGGCCTTTACGCTTGACGTTTTGCCTCGCACCCCTTGGTCCACGTACTTCCAGTAGGGGTTGGCCATGATAGCCACGACGATTTGCTTTGCGGATAGTTCGATGTCTTCGGGGGCGATGGATGCGGATAGCGTTCCCCCTGCATTTGCGTTGGCTGCTTCGAGGTTCTTCTTCGCAAGTTCAATGACCCGTTCAATCCACTTGACCAGCACGTCATAGGTGGGCGACTTGCCTCCACCCTTGGGTCCTACGATTGAACCAATACCCTCCAAAGCGGTTTGGTCGATGCCTTTCATCGAACCGCTACCGAATTTACCTACGGGTTGGCCATTCGCAAGTATGGTTGTTTCCATACGGGTAAATGTCCCCCGTGCTGGAATGTGTCTATCTGCGCCTCGCTCGTTCCGCTTCCATCCGTTCGGCTTCCAAGATGTCGTGGATTAACAGGGCATAGTTCAGGAACTCCACCGCCTTCATCGCAAAGATGGCATCGAATTTCAGCACGTCCTTGTTTGCCATCCGCCACACGACCATAAGCCAACCGTAGCCGGCAAGAGGGCTTACGTCAGCCCCTCGGCCGTCTTCATCAGGTGCTTGGAATAATCGCTCAAAACTTTCAAGTAGGATTCTGAACTTAGCAAAAAAAAACTGACAACGCCCCAAACGTCCCCGACCTTGGCGTGTTTCTTTATCAACTCGGCTCGCTCGGCATGGGCAGCCCCGTCGTACTTCTTCGGGAATAATCCGAATAGACCGCCCTCCCTGCACAAGGTCGCCATGATTCGATGAAGGTTCTGCAGGAGTTGCTTTTCGTCGGTCGTGTTTGCGTCCATTAACTCTATCAACTGCCCAGCGGTCAACTCATCCGTGAACACTGTTGGAATCCACCACTTGCCCCCGGCTTTGAACTTTCGCTTGTACCCAAGGGCAGGCAATGCGTTCCACTCGCTGATAATGGCCTTGTAACGCTTTAGGACGCTCTTGGCGGGCATTTCTCGAACGATTGATATATCGACCCCCTCAACGATTGCAACGACTCCTGCTCGCTTGTCGTAGTCCCCGAGAACGCTGGAGAACTCAATGGCTCCGATGCGCTGGAACTGGTCGATGGTGAGGTCTTGGAGTTTCATAATTTTAGGAAGGTTTTGTAGGACGATGCCGACGATGCCGATGCAAGGTACTGGCTGAACTCCTTATCAGCCTTGCGTTCTTTCTCCGAATAGTACCAAGGAATGTGCCTCGCTGACTCAAGCAACGAAACCCCACCGATGAAGTACTCCTGCCGATTGTAAACGGCAAAGGTCGTGTCGATAGGCACGTCAACTCTCGCTGCCATGATGACCCGTGAGTTACGCTGACGAGTCGCCTCGTAGTTGTTCACATGGGTGTAGTACGACGACCTTGGAGGCACGTCATCCCATCGGAGCGACAGGCCTACCTTGCCTGCTTGGGGGAATTGTTGCAACCACTCCAAGCACATGGGAATCGTCCGCTTGCTGGTCTTGTAAAGGTCAAGGTCCGGGTCTGTAACCGCATAGAACGGCTCTCCCAGTTGTTGCACCAAGCCCGAAGTCCATGGGGCTTGATGGCCCAAGTTTTCGCCAAGCATTACGACCTTGCAGGGGTTGGTGGCGTACCACTCCAGCAAAGGCTCGTAGGTTGAACCGTTGTCCACGATGTAGATGTCCCCAATCCCCTCCCACTTGCTCAAGTCCCTGACCATCGCCTTGGGCCACGTCAGCAGGTTGCGGTTGTTGATGATTACGGGGATGCCCATGTTAGAACTTGTAAACGGCAATAAGGTCGTCGTATCGGCCCGATTCGCTAAGGTCTATGGCCTCAAAGATTGAATTGCTCGGTGCTACGGCTGACAGGTTCACGAACCAATCCTTGCTCTGCACGTCTTCAATCATTAAGACACCGCCTTGGTTCATTAATGGTGCATACAGGCTGACGACCTGCAACATGGAGTCTAAGGTGTGCGGGCCGTCGTCAAGCAGGAAGTCGATGCCGTTCTTAAAATAGTCCCTTGCGACTTGCACGGATTCGGGGGTGTAGGCCGATGCGATGTGGAGCCTTGAACGAGTCCAGTCAATGTGCTTGTCAGCCTTTGGCTTGACTTGGTTGGCAATGTCGTAGAACAAGAACTTGGCCTTTGGAAGATATTTGCACCACATAGCCATGGACCCTCCGTGCCACACGCCTATCTCCACAAAATTGATGGAGTCGGCTCGCATTTCAGCCAAGTACTTAGCATATGTGCTTGTGTAGTTGTGGCCGTTGGCCTTGTCGGTTCCTCCCTCCCAGTCAGCACCATTGAGGTCTAACTCGTCGAGGATGGCAATCAGTTCTTTGTCTTTCATGGTTAAAATGTGATTACAAACTTTTCGGGACCCGGCCATCCGGGGTTGGTATCGTGGACCTTGGTGTCGGGCTTCTTGCCAATCCAATGCTCTGCCTGCCAGCGGTGATCCCGTACTGGTTCGCCCAGTTCCTTGATGTGGGACGACTTGGCCCACCAATAGGTTCCACCAAAGTAGGGGTAGCCGTCGGCGTTGTTGTGGTCAGCCATGTGAGGGAACTGTTCCTTGGTAATCCAATGACATCCCACCGCATCCACGCCTTCCAGCAGTTGCAAGCAGCGTTCCCAAGCCACGACGTTGAAGAAGGTCATCGACCTATTCCAAAGTTGGTTGATAAGCGACGGATCGCTTGCCCCCTTCGTGTGGGCGTACAGGTACACGGCTTCCTCTTCCTGACTTGCCCGGTACATCTCGGTAAGCGTCGCCTGCTCCCAAGCGTTGGTCCGGGTTACTACTATTTTAATCTTCGGGGCCACCATCGAGTTCTCCAGCACCTCCTTGACCGCTTTGCGTTGTTCGGGTGGACCGACGATGCCGACACGAATCTCATCCAAGACCCCGATGAGGCCATAGTTGCACACGGCCATCATGTGCTGGTTGAGTATCAACTGCCAGTTGCCTCCGCAATAGATGTGGTAGTAGTGGACGACTTTCATAAGGTCCAAAGGAGAGTTAGAAGGGTGAGGATAAAGAAAACGGCTGCAACCGTCTTCCCGATTTCGATTAGCAGGTCAAGGATGCGTTCGGGGTTCATGCCCCAAAGTTAAACCACAACATACTTCCCAGAGTTACTGACCCTTAACTTGTTGAGGGCCACATACCGCATCGCATCGCAGGCGTGGTTGAACGAGTCAATCGGAACCCCCGTGTTCTTGCCTTCCTTGTCGGTCGCCCAAGTATAGGACCGCAGTTCCTTGATGAGGTTGGTGCTATCCTTGGTTACCTGCAACTTAAAGCGTTTCAGGATGTCTATCCCGTTCCTGACCGAGTCGGGACCTTTCTCCGCTGGCTTGATGTTGAAACCTAACCGATAGATTTCTTCGATGGACTTCGGTTCTGCTGAATCCGCCACGATCTCCCAAGCCCTTGTGATGCCCAGCGACCGCAACTTGTCTGCGATGTCTTGGTTGGTTAGACCCGTGGAGTAGAGCAGTTCTTGGATGAGCAGGCAGTCCCCTTGGCGGTAGATAGCGACCAAGGCCGTAGGGTCGTTGCTAAAGCCCCAGTCAAGCCCTAAGGCGACGAATTTCGCACGGCTGACATCTATACCCTCCACCACCTCGAAGTCCTCGTAGATAGCACCCTGAAGCGTCCCGACTTGACCGAGGCCATACACCTTCCACCAGTTCGCCCAATAGGCAGAGGTTTCGGCTTTGGTGCGGTTCAGTTCGATGTCCCTCCTAATCGTGTCGGGCAAAGCCTCGTTGTCCTGATAGGTCAGGATGAGCAGTTCGGAATCGTCCTCTCGCAGGACCTCGGTATGCGCCCAAAACTCGTGCGTCGGGTTGAAGTCGATGTAGATGGCCTCGCTGGTACGGATGGCTAACTGATAGTAGGACTCGAAGTCAATGTTGTTCGCCTCGTTGATGAATAGCACCTGCCTCCTTGCACCCCGGAGCCTTGCCTCTTGGTCAGCCGAGAAAAACTCGATGGTGCTACGGTTAGCGAACTGGTAGGTCAGCAGGGTCTTGTTCCACCTTGCCGGAACGAAGATGCCCTTGGCAATCATTATCTTGATGAAGTCCCGAATCGCACCCCTCCGAAGGTGAGGCACGGTTTCCCCGACGATGCTGATTTCGGTCTTCTTCGTGCAAGCCTGTTTGATTAAAACGCAAAGGATGCTGAAGGTCTTGGAGGCCGAGGTCCCTCCTTGGATGACCCGTTTACGATGGGTCAGCGATTCAATCTTCCGCTTGGCGGTGGTGTTTATGACCTTCATCAATCATCTTCAGTCCATTGTTCAATGAACACTTGATTCTCCTGTTTGTCAACCAAGGAGTTCAACCGTTGGGTGATGCTTGCGTTGTACTGACCGACCATACCCCCTTCGATTTGGTCTTGGCGGATGACTCGCTTTATGCGTGAACAGATACTTAAATAGTCGGAGTAGTTGCCCTTCGTGTTGGCAAAGTAGTGTTCAAGGCCATCAATGATACCTGCATCCGCACACCAGTTCTCAAAGCCTTCCAAGGTCAGCGGACGCTCCAAAGGCTCATGCTGGGGGATAGCATCCTTGCCGGGGAATACCGTCTTAGTCCTTGGGTTTGCCTTGACCTGCGAGCGGTATGCCTCAAAGTACTCCCACATCTTTTCGGGGGTTTCAATGTATTTGCCGTGTCCTCTGCTGGTTCCCATCAGTATTCAATTTTGTCGATTAGGTCGCTTATCTTGTTTACGATTTTCATTTTCACTTCGTACTGGTTCGGGGCATTGGAATCGTCCACCGCTCCGATGCAGTCGCATAGGGTGGTGATGACCATCATCAGCGAGTCCATCCGAGCCTGCACTTGGGCTTCGTCATCCTTCGCCTTCGAGTTCGCCAAGTTCTCGGAGTTTATTCCTGCTCCATGATAAAGCCGACTTGCCACCCCACAGGAGGTAGGAGATGTAACCGCAGTCCGAGGTATCGTCTGCGTTGTCGTAGTAGGTTTCTGCCCGGGACAGGTAAGAGTGCATCCGCTTGATGGTTTCAACCGAGATGGGTTCGCCCTTGGACAAAGTTGCTGCACGAACTTTGCCTGTTTGCGTCGCACACTTGTTCCCGTTCCTTTCGTTGAGTTCAATCCCTCGCTTGGCATTGGCCCGAATCTCTTGGCCGTAATCGGAGTACGACTCGAACTGCTGCCTTTTGTGATTCTCCCACGTTGAGCCACAAACCGCCAATCGTTGAGCCGTATCGGGGAACTCCGCATTGGTTTGGTTATTGCTCATGCAGCGACCGATAAAGCCTTCTTTGCTTTCGTTATTGTTCGGGATTGGTAGGGGCATTGCTTAGTGGGATTGTAACGGTGTTTTGGTTGGCTTCGGCAAACAAGTCCGCTTGCAGGTAAATGTATTGAAGGGCCGATTTTACGCAGTCCGCACACCACCAATTTGTAGGCGGTCGTCCGTGAGCGGTCAAGATGGCTTGCAGTTCACCAACCGCATCGGGTGGCAGTCGCATCGTTAGGGATGCCACATATTGATCCCAGTACTTCCTGTGCTTCTGGGCAATTACGAACTGGTCGGTTGTCATTTGAAGGTCCATTCTCGGAGTAAAATTGCGGTGGCAGATGAGGCAAGCCCAAGGATAGGAGCCAAGTACCATTGGCAGGTCGGCAGGGTCAGGGCAACCCCAAGCCAAAACCCGAAGCAGGTCATGCACGAAAACGGCTTCCGCTTCGCAAAGGGCAAAGCGTAGAACCATCCCGGCAGTACCCGGAACTCCACGACCGCAAGGGTCGCTAAAGCACTAATCAGGATTGGAAAAACCAGTATATCCATTGGACTCGATTGCGGTTTTGATTTTGGCCTTGGCCTGTTCGATGGAGTAGATTATTGACCTGTACGGGATGCCCGTTTCACGGCTCATGGCTTTCATATTCCCGGTCTGCATGAGCAGGTTCAGCAGTTCTTTGTCGTAGGGGAACGCTCCGTCCTTGGCCCAAGAGTCCATCTCTTGCTGGGCAATGGCCCAAAGGTCATCGAGCAGGGAATCGTAGTCTTTGCCCAGTTCTTGGGTTTCAGGATCCACTTCAACCCTCTCGTCGTGGTGTCGGTACTTCTTGGCAAATTGGTTGTTGTTGCCCCGGTAAAGGTTCATGATGAGCCGAACGATGTAAAAACGCAGGTAGCCTTGCACCTGCATCTTGAGAATTTTGTCGGGGTCTTTTTCGAGCAGGATGAGGACGACCTCTTGTTCGAGGTCCTTCCAAAGCGGATTGCCCCCCGTAATGGTGAGGCAAGCCTTGCGGATTTCTCCGCTTCGATAAAGGTCAAGGATGGTAGCCTCTGCGTTCACTGACGCAAAGATGGAGAGGGCTTTTCCTAATGTTGCAAAAAATCTCTCGTCCTGTTCAGAACCTGTGTACGAAGGAATTTAATGTCGGGCCTTGCTCTCATGTTTTTGGCAAGAATTTCGAGGTTGTGCATGACCGTTGCGTGGTTCCTCTTGATGATTCGCCCGATTTGGCAGTAGGTGTAGAGGTATTCGGAGTAGGCGATGTCTGCGAAGATGCTTCGAGCAAGGACCAGTTCTTGGGTCTTGACTTCGCTCAAGATGTCATCGGGGCTGACTCCGACGACCTCTGCCGTGTAGCCGAGGATGGTTCGTGAGATTAGGTCCATGGTTAAAACGGGTTTGGGGGTAGGGGCATCCAGTGGCTCACTTCGGAGAGGAACCAAGCTTGGTGTTCGTAGCACCAAAGGTGGCGGTTCTCAAGCCAGCCCATAAATTGATTCATGTCCGTTGTGAAAATCAGGACGGGTTCACCAAGTTCCGGCATACGCTCGGAGCATTTAATCCACTCCATGTCAGGCGTTTTTGGCTTGGAGGATACGACCGAGCAGGGTCCAGTTGACGGACCAAGCCTTGATGGTTTCGCTTTTGTCGGGGCGGTTGCAGTTGACGCACTCCTTGCGGATGTGCAGTTGCCAGCGTCGGAAATCGGTTGGTGTGGTTTTCATGGGTTTGGGGTTAATTGAGAAAGGTTATAGAATCAGGGGACTCCATTGTAACTTCTCCTGTTTCTATGTTTTCTGCTATTGCAAGTGTTTCTGCATATACGCAGTCTTTTTGTGGGTCTTCTGGATGGAGTTTTTTCGTACCTCGTTGTCCCCATCCGTGAAAAAAGGCTAAATAAGTGACATCTGGTTTTGGATACAAATTATAATACCGCACTTGGCATTTTCTCAGTTTTTCTTTGGGTGTGGTTTTCATGGGGTTATGGTTTGGTTGGTAAGGTTATAGGCTGACGCTGGGGGAGGTTTGGTAAGACCAGAGGCTGACGGTTAGCGATTGCGTATAGGCAAATTTACACAACTATTCCACACTTGCAACCACTCTTTGAAAATCCTCCACGCTCCTGATGACCTCGTATCGGTAGCCTGCCTCTTGGACGACTCCCTGCCACCACTTCTGCGAGAGGGATTGCTTGCCTTTCTCGGCTTTGAACTCCAGCATCACCGCACCGGTGGGCGAGAGCCATATCATGTCGCTGACACCTGCGACCACGCCCATGGCCTTCATCACGCTGCCGGCATAGGCATTCGGTGCGTTGTTGTTGACGGTGAATAATCGGCCACGCTGGTCGGGAAAGTTGTTCCAGTGCCACTGGAAGCATTCGGCTTGGAGTTTAAATTCTTGCATGAACTTACTTTAGGATTGGAAAACGGTCTTTATTGTGGAAGGCCCAGCCTGGCCTCCATCCCATGTAGCGGATGAACTCCAAGGCTTCGGCTTTGCTCTTGCATTGATTGTGCAGAACCCAAAACGGGCTGATGACCTTGGCCTTTGCCAGTTGAGCCTTTTGGTACATCGTGCTTTGCTTTGCCATTTCCATGCCTTGGGCCTTGGTCAGCATCTGCAAACTTACGACTTCCCCTGGAGGCTTTGGCTTTCGCTCGTATTCAAACTTGCAATGCTTGCACTCCATGGCAGCCACCGGGATAATGGCCTCGCAATTCTTGCAGTTCTTCACCCCACCAACGCCAGCGGATTCCCGTTTGCGTTTCTTCTTCAAGGACCATTCCCGGTTGGTTTCCCAAAAGCCATGGGTCTGCACGTTGTTCCCGAAATCCAGCACCGTGAACCGTGTCTTGGTTGGCGTTACCCTGGAGCCTCGGCCAACCATTTGCATGAACAGGGGTAGGCTCGCAGTCGCCCGGTAAAGGATAACGACCTCGATGCTTGGTTCATCAAAGCCCGTGGTCATCAGGTCGCAGTTGCAAAGGATCCCATTGGTGGAATGCTTGAACCAGGCAAGGGTTTCGGCTCGTAAGGACTTTGGCATCTCTCCGTCAACGTGCCGGGCGTTGAACCCTGCACCCTGCAAAGCCTCGCAAACCTCCTTGCTCGATGCGATGTTGCTGGCAAACACGATTGCCTTCTTGCCTGGGCAGACCTTGGCGTAGTTCTGCACCACCCCGGCAAAGACCTTCCGCTCGCTGAATTGTTTGGCCATCTGCTCGGTGTCGTAGTCGTCGCCCTTCATGCGGATCCCGGAAAGGTCCTGCGTCATTCCGTAGGTCGTTGGTTCGGCCAGGTAGCCTTGGCTGATTAGTTCCTGCACCTGAACCGGTGCATGGAGGGCCTTGTAAAACTTCGAGAGGCATTCTTGCTTTCCCCTCCGCAATGGCGTTGCAGTCGCACCGATGACCACGGCCTTGAGGTTGATGTATGGCAGCAGGGGGTTAAATGTTTGCTTGTGGGCTTCGTCAATGATCACCAGGTCCATACGGGCCAAGAGGTCCGTGTATTCAGCAGAGTCCTTCCTTCGGCTGAATGTTTGAGCCATGGCAATGAAGCAGTTTCCTGAAACATCGAGCCGGGTGCGGTTGGCCTCAATCAGCGTCGGCTTAATTCCGAACTGGTCCAAGGCTCCATTGGATTGCCGGAGCAGTTCAACCCGGTCCGTGAAGATGATGGCCTGCTTGCCTTTCTCTAAGGCCCGTGCCACCATGTAAGTGAACATGACCGTCTTTCCGCTTCCAGTCGGGGAGCAGAGTATCAAGCGTCTTTTGCCCTCGGCAATACTTGTCCGCATTTGGTCAATAGCGGTTTGTTGGTAGGGTCTAAGTGTGGTCACTTGTAGTTACTTTGAATTTGGGCGAAGTGACTACCAAAATCTGCGTTTTTGATAGCGTGAAGGGGGTTGTAGTCACTGTAGTCACTTTAGTTACTACTTTCTTTAGAGTATATATTATATGCACACACACACACACACACATGCACATATAAGGCCCTAAAGAAAAAACGCATTTTAAGTGACTAAGTGACTACACTAAAAGGGATGTCGCTTAGTATCAACTTGTTGGGCGTAGTCACTTTTATCGGCATTTTTCACCAAAAAGTAGCACGGAAGGAAATTCCGCTCCCGTCGTGTCATTTTCTTACAGCCAAGGGACTTTAGGACCGCTCCAAGTTTGTGCGAACTGATGTGCTGCTTGGTGCAGGTTTCGATGAGGTCCTTGATTTCGGTATTGCTCATCCACTTGCCGTAAGGGTCGCTATAATCCATCGGGATGGTGAACAGGTTTAGGAGCATTTCTTTCTCAATTGCCGGCTGCACGTTGTGCATGGTGTGATTGTTCAACATCTTGATTTCGGCCTTGGATAGTTGCCAGGCATCGGCTCCGTTCAATTTAAAGGAATGGAGGGCTTCAATAAACAGGTCCGTCTTGTCGATGGCTGCATAGGCATCCCAGTCAATCTCGCTGATTACAATGGGCAGGATCCTACGGTTGCCCGTTGGGTCGTTGATGACTTCCTCGTCGTTGCTTGTACCGCAAAGGACCGCATAGCGGTTCAATTCCTCATGGACCCGTCCGTAGGGCTTGCGGATGCTGAATGTCTGCTTGGAGGACAGTTCCTTGAGTTTCTTGGCTTCCTGCTTGGATTTGCCACCGAACTCGTCATCGCAGAGGATTATCTTCTTGCACATGAGAATTTCATCGTCCTTGCCGGCATCCAGTTTGGATTCCCCGTAATAGGCCCGAAGTTCATCGGGCAGCAGGTTGCGAAAAAAGTTGGTCTTGCCGATGCCCTGGTCGCCACAAAGCACCAGGATGGTCAAGGAGTATTCCCCGTGCATACTTGCGATGACCGAGCAGAGCCATTTGGTGATGCAGAGTTGGACGAACGTATGGTCCTGGTTGGTTGTTCGGATGGTATTGGTCAGGGCCTCGATGCACCCGGTAGGATTGCGATGGCCGTGCCTGGCAAAGAACTGGGTGAATGGATTGTAAGTCGGTGTAAAGTCCGAATCCACTATGGCCCCAACGAGTTGCATATTGACCTCCTTCTTTCCAAAGGCTTCGAGGCAGTCAACGTAAATATTGTTCAGGTCCACGTCGGTAATGGGATGGCCTTTGTATTCAATGCAACGGGTTACTGCATTGCGTTTTAGGTCGAATGAACGCAAGAAAGCCTTTATCTGCTTTATCGGTGTATCCTCGGTGTCAGCGGATTTCAATTCCGTTGTATCAAGAGCCATGGTGTTGGCAACGATTTCTTCAAGACCATCGATATCGATGTTGTCAATTTCCCGAAGTACCCGAACCGCTGCTTCGGTTGCTGCGTTGATGTCCTTGGGACCGCCATTGGTCCCGACACGCATGCGGTGGGACTTGGTTGTGGACACGATGTGCTTAGTGGTCTTGGTTTGAATCTCGACTCCTGCATTCTTGGCAAGCCACATGAACGAAGCAAAGGACACTTGATTCTGCTTGGATTGGCAGAGTTGCTTGTACTTTTTGTCGCAGGCTTCCGGGTTGTACTTTGGGGATAGTGCTGAAACCCGATGGAACAGGTCCGCACCTGGCTCGTGGTATTTTGCAGCAATGGCAAAACCAATCTTGACCCAATCGGCATAAGAATCCGTCAGGTCTAATCGCTTGGCTTCGATTTGTTGGAGGATGTGTTCGACATCGTGTTCACCGTGTGGGTAGAACTTTGGGGCTGGTGCAGCCTTGGCCTTGGGTAGGTAGGTCTTAAATACCGGAACGGGTTTGTCGGTGATGAATGCGTCCGGGTCAAAACTCACGAACCGCAACCGGCTCACGTCTTTGCAAGCAGGATCCACGATGATGTGGTAACGGTCTGCGAGGCGTTTCTCCAAAGCGAAGAAAGCGTCGAGGTGTCGGTCCGGCTCGATGCGGTAGTAGGCTGCATAGCCTTGCCCGCCGGTGCTTTGGTGTAGGGCGTAAAGGTGTTCGTCCTGGCGGATTGCAAGCACGTCAACGCCTTCGTTGTCCTTGGCATCGATGTCGATGCAGATAATACCGGAATGCGTTTCGAGGCCTTCTTTGCCCTGCTTCTTGAATTTACCGCTTGGCGTTACGGCTGAAAGCCTGCGTTTGGTTTCTTCGGTCTTGGCTTTGCGGTAGGCCATGACCTCCGTGTAGTAGATGCCGTCTTTGATGTCCTGGATGTACTGCACAAACGGCATGTGGTCTTCGGGGACATTGTTTCGCACACCGCCATTGGTGGACGCTTTGAACATTGATATTTCTGCCATAGGATAAGAAAAAAAATACCCCGACTGATAGCAGCAGCCGGGGTAGGGGTTCAAGCATGACCCTTTATCGGTAGCATCACTTGGCTGCTATACAAGCAATGCGTCTATTGGTAAATGTATGTTGCGTGCAAATTTACCGCAACTTAGGGATTAAAACAAGGTCAAAGCCATCCATTATTTCTGCAAACTCTTGCATTTTAATGTGCTTTTCCCATTTCAATTCATTTTTTTCATTCACACGATAGCGAGAAATCTGCCGTATTTTAATGATTGGACCTTCTTCATCCTTAGAAAGATTCCAAATTTTTGCGATGTACTGCATAATTAAAAAGGCATATCACCGTCTTGGGGTGCAAAATTTCCACCGCTGGTCTGCTGCTGGATCGGCTCTACTTTGCCGGATATGAACCGCTTGCCATTGGATTCCTTGACCCACCCGGAGAGGCGCATCTTGGTTCCATCGGGGAGAACCACGTCGCCCCGGTAATCGGGACGCTTAGGGTTGTCGCCTTTGTCATTAACGAAGAGAGTGAAGGTGTTGGGTTGGGGGGTGTAACTCATGGTTGGGGGTTGTAAATGGTTGGGGTTGGGGTTTCGAGTTTGTGATAGTACGATTTGGTTACTCCGACATAGCCGGAATTTAGGAGGTCGTGCAGCACCCGGTAGGTGTAGCGTTCTTTGTTGCCCAGCAGTTCAGCAATCTGCTTGGCTCGGTATGGGCGGTCGCATAGCAACCTGTAAACCCTTACGGCATCGGAGGCTCTTCTCATTTGAAACTAACGGCTATGGACGCTTTGGTGGCCTTGGCTGAACATACTGGAACCTGCTCGCCCGTGGATTCGTCAAAGATAGCGCTCTTGCCGGCTTGCCGAAAGGCCATCTTCAGCAGTTCCTCCCTCGCTTTGAGTTGGGCTTTAAGGTCGGCATACACTTCGTCTTCCTCGTAATTAGGCGTAAGGCTCCCTTCCTTGAGGGTAATCTCTGCACCAAAGGCTCGGAAGGTCTTGCCGTGCTTGGAGGCTTCGTCGGCTACGGTCTGCTCGGTGGCCTTGATGGTGGCTTCAAGAGCCTTGACGATGGCCTTCAGTTTGATGTGCGCCTCCACCGGGTTGACCTCTCCGTCTTTGATTCGGTCGGTCAGTTGCTGGGCTATTTGGGCTATCTCTGCCTTGCAGATGTCGGCCTTTGGTATTGTGATGAGAGTTGGGTGAATCATGGCTTCGATTTAAAAGCGTCAAAGATTTGGTTGCAATACTGGCCGTATCGAATACCGACTGCATTGGACAGGTCGATGCACTCGCCCAAGGTCAGTTGGATGGGCAGGGTTTTCTCGGTCAAGGCCTTTACAAGGTCAAGGCCAATTAACGGGAATTTTTCTTTGAACTCAAGGAGTTTCCGAAACTCGTCAGCGTTCATTTGTTCAAGTAGGTTCATGATTTTGCGAGTTGGTTTTGGATGAATTGGATGCCTTTCTCGAATCGTGCGGGGGTCATGTGGTCGATGTCCTTCATGAACTTGGCGGCCTGCTCCTTTGGGAGTTTGTCAAGCAATGCAAGGAAGTCGGCCTTGAGGGTTGCGGTGGTCAGTTCGTCGTAGGAAGGGACCAGTCCGAGTTTGTCGTTGAGGTCCAGCAAATTGGCGTTGGCGGGCTTGGGGGCTGCTCCGTGCTTGCCTTTGTACACATCAATTCCAATCCCAATCCATGAGGCAATTTTGGTGATGGCATCGGTGGTCGCTCCTTTGGCTGCGTCGCCCGGGTCGGAGTTGGTGGAGGATGCGATGCACTCGTAGTAGATTGCGTATTCGGGAACCGTGAAGATGGTCTTGACTACTGCCGTGTATTCGATACGCTCACGGCCTGCATTGGTGGTCGTGTGGACCGTTGTGATGGGACTGGACAGGTCGGTCTTAACAACCCAAGTACCTACACCAAATACTTGGTTCAGTCGCTCGGTTACGAAGATTCCCTTAATAGTTGAGAGGCCAGCCATGCGAGGATGGGCCGCAATGGCTTCGGGTGGTAGAGGCTCGGCAATCTTGGCGAGTTGCTCCGGGGTTAACTTGTTGGGGACTATTGTCATGGTTTTGAGGTTTGGTTTGGGTTTAGTTGGTGATAAGTGCGAAGATGAAACGCCCGAAGAAGGCGATGCCGAGGCAAGCGGTCAGCAGGATGTAGCCCGTTGCGAGGGCTGCTTTGAGTTTGGCTTTGGTTTCGTGGTTCATGGTTTTGAGGTTTGAGGTTTAAAGAATGTGCGTTGGCGAGTCGCACCCCTCGGTTAATTAGAGTTTAATTACGTAAATTAGTACTCCTTCTTCCCAGACATGGTGTTTAATGATGTTTTCTTGTTCATCGTAAAAGATTTGGATTCCATCTAATACACCATCTTTGTATGGGGCTCTAAAGTTGATGTTTCCGTTCGTAAAGAAATCCTCTTTAATTCCATCTTCCTTACCATCTTTGTACTGAGTTCTCCAAGAAATACTTCCGTTTGGATAGAAACACTCCCAAAGACCTTCTATTCGTCCGTATTGGTTCTTTTGTCCTTTGACCATTACGTTTCCGTTGTCATAGTATTCAACGTATGGCTCTAATTCGTTATTCATTTGGGCTGAGGTTTGGTTGTTCATGGTTTTGAGGTTTGAGGTTGGTTTGTAAAGCAAAGATAATGCAGTCCGACCCTATTTGTGCCACCTCGTAGCAAAAAAAATATTCATCCCCCGTTTTATTGCGATTTGGGGCTATTTCCATACATTTGTACAAACCTAACCCATGCCCGAATACCACTCCCTACGACCTGCCAAGGCCCTGACTAACGCCTTGGAACGGCTGATGATAGCCATCGACAACGCTGATTTGGAAGGCAACCACGCCCTGCTCTTGGAATACCGCAAAGCCTGCGAGTTACTGGGCTATGACCCGGCTATGGCTCAATGGCAGGGGACCAAGGAGGTCCACTTATCCAGCGGTCCCGACGTTGCGGATCCTGTTGCGGTCAACTACTTCCACAAATTAAACCCCGAAGAATGAGAACCATCACCCACCTCGTCGTCCATTGTACGGCAACGCCTAAGCATACGACCATCGCCTCAATCCGCAAGCATTGGAAGGAGGCCCTCGGTTGGAAGTCGGTGGGCTACCATCGGATCATTGATTCGACTGGGAATGTAACGGTCTTGGCTCCTGATAGTGCCATCACCAACGGAGTGCAGGGGCATAACGCTACGAGCCTCCACGTGAGTTATATCGGAGGCAAAGACAAAGACGACCGAACTATCGGCCAGCGTCAAGCGATTGCCGTGGTGCTGCTTGATTGGCTTAAAAAGTACCCTACCGCTCGGATATGCGGACACAGGGACTTTCCGGGCGTTACCAAGGCCTGTCCCCAGTTTAATGCTGAAAAGGAATACGGCTACCTATACCTAACTGCCAGCGGTTCGCAGGAGGGATAAAGCAGCAGGTGTACGACTTTCTCGTACGGGTTAGTACAACCTATCCGCAGGAGTGAAGGTGGCGTGAACTTGAAGTTCGGGACCCTTGTTGTCCTTGCTGGTATTCCGTGAGGTTTCCAGTTTTAGCCAATAGCCTCCCAAAGGCTTCGGGCCTCTTCCTCGCTCAGTATGAAAGCCCATGTAGCCTCCGTCCCATTCTTCCTTGTAAGTAGCCGTACGAAGTTGGTGAATAGGTTTTTGAATGAGGGTTTTGGTTGAGCGGTCATAGCGGTGAATTATATTTTGGTGGTAGTACAATTCGTGGACATGGCCCATCCAAGTCAAGTCGTAGCCTTCGGTCGCAGCAAGGAGCCTTTGGTCTTGAATTACGCCCTTGGTTACGGGTCCTCCACCACCTGCCCCGTGATAATAATGCACTACGAAGTTGACTCCACGGATTGTATCGTGAAGCACTCGGATGTCAATGGTTCCACCATATCCGCCAACTTGAACCGCTGACCCTGTGGCGTAGTTGAGGGTGCTGGCAAAGCGTTGCAGGAGGTCCGTTTCGCCATGTTTAATGATAGCCGTTTCGTGGTTGCCGTAGCCTATCAGCAAAATGTTTTTGGCGTAGGGGGCAAACCATTCCACCGAGGTGTCCACGATAGCGTCAAAGTATCGGTCGGTGTTGTGTTCGGGACGAATCAGGGACTTGTCAGCACGACGGTCATATTTCCCGCCCATGCAGCAGTAAGTGTCGCCATTGAGGATAATGGCAGCATTCCGCTTCACGGCTTCGTCCAAATGGTTTTTCAGCAAGCCTCTATCGCAATGGGGGTTGTCCCAATGCAGGTCGCTTATGAGTAAGAACTCCTGCCCTGATTGGCAGGTTACTTCGTGGATGTTTCGG